CAACACTTTCTTTTACTGTGTGATTCTCTGGTTTAATTTCAATTATTTCTGCTCGTGTTTTACCTGACTTGTTTGAATACACAATAAAAAAGTCTGGAACATAAATTGTATATTTTCCATTAAGAGGATTTCTGTAAGGAATCTTTATACTTTCACTTGCCCATTTTGCAACAGCAGGATGTTCATCGCACATTTTCATAAAGTGCCATTCCCAACTGGAACGGTACATTGGTGTTTTTGTTCCTATGTATTTGTCGGGATTTTTTAATTCATATTTGCCTCTAGCAAAATTCCCTAAACGAGCCATTATGTAAATATATTCCTTTTGGCAGGATTATCTAATTTCTTTGGTCTTGCACGACCAATAGTGCTTGTTGGCACTCTGTTATTATTTAAAATTTCTCCAATTAGATCAGTAAGTTGAACATCTGTAAAGTTTCTAATCTTATCTAAAAATGTTAAGGGATTAACATTATCAATTTTTGCTTGACGTAAAATAATAAAACTTGTTGTTTGAGCCGCTTGCTTTTCCATTCCTCTTTTTTCAAAAAATGCAAGATAAGCATCAGAATCTGTTGCTTTAAATTCTAATGGACCATTATTATATGCATCAAAAAATTGTCTAGTTTTATCACTAGATGTAGTTTCTTTTTTTGTTTCTGATATTGGAAGATTTGAATATTCAGTCATTTATTTTACCTTATAGAGGACTTACTTGATTAGCATTATTTGTTGCTGTATTATTTTGTGTTTGAATTTGTCCTGCTTGTGTTCCACTTACATTACTAGGAGCCGCAAGTACAGCATTGTTATCTAATCTACCTTGACTAGTTACAACTGCTTCTGCTCCTTGACCTAGTGCATTAGTTGCTATATTTTCAACTTCTTGTTTAACGCCTGCTTTGTTTAATTGTTTTGCATTTTCATATGTGTTCTTTGCTTTGATTGCAGTACCAATAAGTGCAAAAGGATTATTATAAACATTAGGATCAAATAAATCTCCTATAACATCTAAACCTCCTGCAAGCACACCACCAGCACCAAACAGTGATGGAGTGCCTCCACCGAACAATCCTAGTGGTGAAGGGTTTTTATCATAGTGTAGTTGTGCAAAACCATCAGGACTTCCTATTCCTACAATTCCACTTGAATATTTTACACCTTCGTAAATTACAGTCATATTATTTTCTGCTGGCTGTGAACTAGAACTTTCTAGTCTAGGCGCTTGCCATTCACTTATCATAGGATTGATTAGTGTAAACTCATTAAACTTGTGTTGGCTTAATTGGAATATGCTAATTCTTCTAAAAAAGCGTCTGCTTCTGTTACTGTCTAAACCAAATTTAATTTTCTGTTGTTTACCGTAAGGTGAGTTGTAAGTAATTTGTCTAGATAGTGCGTCGGCATATTGTGAGTCAGCGTATGTTGCTTTAAAATATTGTTGCCACATTCCATTTACTACATCAGCATTGTCATCATGGAAACTAAAAGTAACAGGTTGATAATCAACTCTTGTTTGAATATTAGTTTTCTTTCCATACTGATTAAACGTTTGTGTTTGTACAGCCACACTAGGTAAATTTACACCCTTAACTAGCATTCCTACTTCTGTGTTAGGTGCAGATTTTAAAAATCCTAAATTAGCCGCTAGTCCTGCTAGACGTTGAACTGTACCATCAATTTCAAAATAACAATGATACAGAAACTGACTTTTAGGCATGAGCCTATTATAGTTGTCAGTGAATAACCTTGCCGCATGTGCATAGTCATGCATATCGCCATTTGATGTTAGCGATGACGCAGTGCTTGAAAATAATTTATTAATCCATCCCATACTAATATTTAGTCACAAAAAAAGGTCGAAGATTTTTAGTCTCCGACCTTTTAATTTTCTATTAGCCTGTTGCTAAAGTTCTAATTGTTCTACCAATAGCACTACCAATACCGTCAGGCTGACCAGCGCCGTTAGTTTGGATTGCGTTGTCATATTGGATAGACATTTGGATATCTACTGGGTTTGAATCACCATAACTTAACTGGTTGTAGTTAATGTCAGTAATGAAACAACCTACTAATTCAAATGTTTCAAGCACCGTAGGAGCATTAGCGCCGTTACCACCATCTAGAATTTCAATTCTAGTTTTGAATTTGTAGTCAATACCACTTGCCGCACTTGATTGTTCGAAGAAATCAAACTGCTTCTGCATTTGCTCACCGCATAGTTTGTTAACTGCGTTAGTAACATCATCACGTACTGTAAGTGTGATTGGTTGCCATGTATGCTTACCTGCATAATAAACTTTTGAGTTGTACACATCGATTGTGATTGGCTCAAAGTTAACTTGAGGTCTTGTTACATCGATTACTTGTTTTGTCAGTTCCACATTGGGCGAACCAGCACCAAAATTTTCAAGTGTCGCTCTAAAACGATACTTTAGTTTTGGCATCAACAAGCCTTGTGAGTTTGCTGACTGGTCATTTGCCAATGGCACTGTAAATCTTGATAAACTTGAAATTGCCATTTTAATTTGCTCCTTGTATAATTTTATTTATCACCATTATTGGTTGCCCAAACTAGCAATTTCACCTGTGTTCTTTAAGCGTAGTGGAATATAAATGAACTCCACACTCTTCACTGGTTCAATTGCAATATCAACGTATAGTTCATTACGATCAATTCTTGCTGGTGTGTTGTTTGAATCATCACACACAACTAGGAAATCGTAAAGTGCTCTTTGACCTACTAGTTCAAGAAGTAGACTTTCACAAGCCTGTTTAATCTCGTCTCTAGTAATCTTATCATTTGGTTCAAACATAAACGGTTTAGCAAGCAATCCTAATTGACGTCTTAAGTATGCTGTTAAACGTGCAACGTTGATTCTGTCTAAAGCACTTGCATTTCTTGCTCTTGTGTATTGACCAAAGTTAACTAATCCACTTCCAGTAATAAATGTTAATGGGTTAATTTTAACTCCTGCCATTGTGTCACGTACACCTTCATTAAGTGAAACAGGTTTAAACTCTCCTTCACTGTCAATAAAGCCAACACTTGAAGCATTTGTAATACCACCGCGTCTTGTACCTGCTGGTGCAAACCATGGATAAGAAACTGCATCACTTAATGCAATAGTTCTTAACATCATGTAACTTGGTGGAACAACAATGTTGTTACCGTTAACGTCTGTTGTAAATCCTGATGGATAAAACATTCCCATATACTCGTCGTATGTAGTAACACCTGTTTCACCATCTGCTAGTGCATTGTTTGAGTTGTTTCCATACTCTAACAATTCTGTTGCAGAACTTCCTAAACGCATTGGAGTATCAGCAACTACAAAGCCTGTGATTCCTCTGTCAATGTTTAGGTTAACTAGGTTACTTGCACACTCTACATAACCTGGACATGCAAGTAATGTAAAGTTACGTGTTTCTTCATCACGCATATCTTGGTTAGTATCAATCTCACTCTTGATTGCAGAAACTACAGTTTTACGTTGAGCATGTCTGCCAAATAAACCTGAACCATCTTCTGCTTGTGTGTTAAATCCAATCCAACGGTTAACTTTGTATCCGCTCATTGGTTCATCACTTCCGCCATTGTAAGTTGTACCCGTACCTTGGAATCTAATGTTAGCACCGTTATTAGCATTAACATCTACATGACCAACTACAAATTTCTTAACATTGAAACCTGAACGTCTAGTGTTCCATAACAACATACCTCTTGGATATAAGTCTGGATCTGGAGCGTCTGGGTCTAGGTAATCGCTTGTTAGGTAATCTGCAATATCTGCCGCAGTGTCACCTGTTGCACCTGATACACCATAACGTGCATCTGCAAACAAGATACCTTCTTCTGTAGTTTGATCACTTACATCAATAGCAACCCACTCTAATGTGTTACCATCATATTTGTAAATGTTTTGACCATATTTTTCTGTGTCGCCAGTGTCAACCCAAATATCACCGTTTTGTAATGCACTTGCATCACTTTGTTGTGTTGGTTCAGTTGCTGAAACAATTGGACCATTTGGATCTGTGTTTGGCAAGTAAGTTTGATAACCTACCCAAGTAGTACCGTTGTGTACCATGATATCTACTTCATCAAGTGTAGTTGAATACCATAGTGTTCCATCTGCTGGAGTACTAGTTGGAGCAGTTGTGCTTGCTTGATAACTTAATGGCTTCCAGTTACTGATAACAATACCACCATTAAAGTCTCCTCCTGTAGGAGCATTGTAAACATTATCTCTGCTAGTTGTAAATCCTAGATCAGCAATAGCAGTTCCTGCACTACTGTTTCTAATGTAGATTTCGCCACCTAGTGAATGTGTAAGTTGTAATCTACCATCTGTAGTTACACTTGCAACAATGTTAGTAAATCCTGCGCCTGAAATTGCTGTTGCAACTGCCGCCGCATCTGTACCATTAATTGTTACTGTCTTTTCGCTTGAAACAGTTGCTGAACCTTTTACTGATTCTGCAATGATTAAAGCATGACCGTTAGTTACAGTTGGCGAAGTTCCACCTGAAGCAACTGTTGGAGATACCGCTTGTCTGCGATAAATTTTAAAGTTAGCCAAAGGTTTAGCAAAATCGTCACCACCTGTATTTTCAATTCTTTGATTAGTGTAGTCACTGTCAACAAACAATGTACCAACAGCAACATTTGCGCCGCCGCCTGTTGCATCTAGTGCATAGTTTGCCGCTTCACGTGAAGCATATATTGGTGCATTTACTTGTGACCAAGTATCTGTTGCATCACTCCACTGTTTAACTACCCAGTTAGCACCTAAATTTGGTACAGTTGTTTTAACCCAAACACTACCTGTTGGTCTTGCTGAACTTACTGTAGAAGCATCAATTGTTTGAGTGTCACCTGTTTTCCAAGTTGGTACTTGTGAATGTTTTGAAATTTGTAAAGTAACTCCTGGCTTGTAACCTACTGTTAAACCTAAAGTGTTTACAAGTCCATATGTTTGTCCTGGATTACCTGGATCAGCAACTTCTTCTAATCTCAATGCACCATCTTTTGTTGAATCAGTATTAGCACCAGCAGAACCATCTGTGTAGATCTCTACACGGTTTGTTGATGTTGCTTTTGCTCCAATACCATCAATACCTGCGGCATTAATTGAAGCCGCCATGTTTTGTGCATCACTACCACCGTGTGCTGATGAGTAAGTAACTTCAGTTCCGTTAATTTTCATAACAGGTGTACCACTAATAGTACCGTTAGTTAAAGTAGTTCCTTGTACTACTGGCCAACTAGTTGCCCAACAATCTGAAGTAAATGTGTTAACACTACCTAGTGAACCAAAACCTGTGTTTGTAGTTGAACCTACTTTTACCCAAGCATTGTCGGAGTTTTTGTACCACATTTGATTTTCTGTGTTCCAAGTAACAATAGCATAATCGCCCTTTGATCCCACAGAAGTTTTGACACCTGTGTAAGTTGCACCTGACACACCGTCTAAATCAGATGAACCTGTGATAACTGTGATTGTTTTGTTAGTGAATTTTTGTGTAGAAGCGTCCCATTCGAAAACACCGTATGCAGTGTCGTCGACATCAAACCAGTATGTGCCATCAGTCGCATCGCCTGTTGGTGCACTTGCTGATCCTGTTAATTTTCCTAAATCAACATCTGCTCTTACAACATATGCTCTGTTAGCAACACCTAGATATGAGTATGCCGCTTGTAATCCGTATTCGTTTAATTCGTTTCCGTGTAACGGATTATTTGATGTATCTGTATAAAATGTTGGATTACCAAATGTGTCAGTTAATTCTCTCTGACTTGTCATTAGATAAACTTTTCCTGCATTGGCTTTTAGTGTGCCTTGTGCAGTTCCTGTACCACTACCGTTTGGTTTGCTCTCTGCTGTTGCCACCATAATTAGTGGAACAGTTGCACCAGCGGCAGGGGTGTAAAAACTTTCGTCAATTACGTTGACTTCAACTCCTGGTGATGTTAGTGCCATATTAATAACTCCTTTTGATTCACTTACACATATTTAGCCACGATCTCTAAAAATGCGGTATAATATACAGCGAAAAAGGGGCCGAAAAGGGCGGGTAAATACAGTTATGAATAGACCTTTATGTAAATCATGTAAACGCAGACCCTGTGCAGTAAACTACAAGAAGGGTCGTAAGACCTATTATAGAAGCAAGTGTGAACAGTGTGTTCAAGGTAGAACACCAAGCACACCTATGTGGTATCAACTTGGATATCGTCAAAAAGACAAGTGCGATAAGTGTGGGTTTACCAGCAAACACACTGAACAGTTTGCTGTGTATCACATAGACGGTAAACTAACAAATTGCCGTCATGCTAATCTTAAAACTGTTTGTGCTAATTGTCAGCGTGTTCTACACAAAGAAGGATTTACTTGGAAGCAAGGTGATCTAACACCCGATTTTTAAGAAACTCTACACTGCTGTTGTTCTCAATTACAGCATCAAATTCTACATTACACCATGCCCATTCTGATATGTGTACATCAGGATATTGTTCTTGCATCTTGTTAATAAAAACTATACTGTCATTCTTTTTCTTATCAGCAGAAACTCGCATTTGTTTTTGTGCTATGTCCCACCATTCAGGATCATCACCACGCTTTACACGCCATAGTTTACCGCCAATACTTTTGATCATTTCTGCTTCATTTTCAAAACGTACATCGGGTATAACAAAATCTGTTTCAGGATGTGCAAGTAATTGCTGTTTTACTAGACTAACCCATATACCATCATAGAAGCCATTACGCATACAGTCTGTACCAAATAGTTGTAGCACCAAACGAGGAGTTACAGGTTTACCTAGTTCTGTACTCCAGTAAGGATCTACTTTTTCACGCCATGCACGTGACTCGTCTGTGTTGCCTTCTAGCATTTCTCTATCCCAATTGAAAACACTAGCAACGCCGTCTTTAAGTCTATCTGCAAATGAAATTTTTGTAAAGCCTCGTTGCTCTACCAAGAAGTCTGCAACAGTTCCTTTACCTGAACCAATTAACCCACAAATACCGATTATCATAAAAGATCCTTTATTCTTGAAAGCATCTTCTAATTGTATAGTCATTAAT